TGGGTCGCTCGGTTGCTATGGCGCTTCCGGCGCCGTCAACCTTGCGCCTCGGCCTTTCCGAGTTGGCCGCCTCGGCAACGTGCCCGCCACATGTGCGCCAAAGGCTCATGGCGATTGCGGACGAGCTTCGCAGCGAAAAGGCATCGCCTGCCGATGTCGAGCGCGCAAGGACGCAGGCCCTCAAGGACGCAAGCGCCGCCGCCGTGGCGGGCTACAGCCAAGGGAAAGCCGCATGAGCTACCTACCCTTTACCGAGTCCCGTTTGGCGGCTCCTGCGCGCAACGGAGGGCATTGCCGGGCCATCGAACGTGTCTGCGTCCGCTGCGGAAGAGAAGGCCACAACTCCCACGCCTGCCCGTGGGGGCTGGTGCGGCTGGTGAATGGAGGCAACCGATGACGGACGACCAATACCACGCCAGCCGCCGAAAGGGCTTCGGATTTGTCCGAGCCACCCGGCCGGATCAATGCGAAGGCACCGGCAAGACCTGGCCCGAGGCAAGCGCCGAGATTGCGCGCAAGGGCCACAAATGGGCGGCCATGCGCTGCCCGGCGTGCCAAGGGTGGCACGTTAAGGAGAAGGAGGCGCCGTGAGCTACGCCAATCCAAAGGGCTCGGCCGAGGTGCTTTTCATCGCGGCAAATGACCGGCGTGATTGCTGTGGGGGTTGTAGGCACAGCAGGGCAGCCCCGGGTGATCGCGGGTCGGTGATGCGCTGCGAGCTACTGCATTGCCGGGTGGCAAAGCATTCGGTGTGCGCCAAGTGGACGCCTACGCGTCGGATGGTGGAGGCATGAAGTCAGGCAATCCTAGCGCGGCGGCCTACCGGCCTTTTTGGCGGGCATCCCAGCTTTTGCCTTTGCCCGCGTCAGCGTGGACGGCGCAACGCCCACGCGTTGCGCTGCCTCGCGGACTGGTACGCCCTGCGCGATCAGTTCGAGGCCGCGCAGGGTGTCGGGGTGGGTCTTGGCGGCCATCAGGCGATCCAGCGGACTTCGACGGCGGAATCTTCATCGCCGATCAGAGCATTGGTGAAGGCGGTGCTTTCGGTGTCGCGCTTGAGCAGCCAGCGCCACATTTCCACACGACCGACCAGCTCGGGCTCGCCAAGCCATTCGCCAGTCTCGGCGTCGGCGGTCACCACGTACTGCGGGACGGTCGCGATGGTGACGCCAGCGTTTTCGCACACGGCGGCGTACTCGGGGGCGACCGGCTGACCATCGTAGCCAACGCCGAAATGCAGCACATAGGTGAGGTCACCCAGCGTGAAGCCATTGGGGCACAGGGCGCGCAGATCGGCCGGATTGGATGCCGCGTAAGCCGCCAGGGCTTTGATGGCGCCATCGCTGGTGGACTTGACGCCGTTGACGAGGATGGTGGTCATGTCGCTTTCCCTGGTTGGGCCTCGCACCGCGCGCTGCCCATGTCCAGTAATGTACGCGTGATGCAGACAAATGGCAAGGAGTACCCACGCAAATGAGTAGGACAAGTAGAGACAAGGGCCAGCGCGGCGAGCTTCAGGTAGCGGCCATCATCCGCGACCTGACCGGCTGGGATGTGCGCCGTAGGGTCCGTCAGCATGACGCCGACAGCGATCTAGAGGGCGTGCCCGGATGGGCTGTCGAGGTGAAGAACCGCGGCAAGGCCACGCTAGGCGATGTGCGCGCCTGGTGGGCTCAGGCAGTCAGCCAGGCCGAGGCAGACCATGTGCCCGTGCTTTTCTACAAGCGCCAGCGCGGAGAGTGGCGGGCGGTATGGCCTTCGGGCAATGGGCCGATTGAGCAATTTGATTGGGCTGTCGAGGGATCAATCGAGACCTGGGCAATGGTGGCTATGGAGGGTGTGTGATGGCGAACGCCGGAAGCTTTAAGAAAGGCGAGAAGAGGGAGAACCAAGGCAAGCGAGGGCCGGGCAAGTTCACGCGCGACCTGAAGGAGATGATCCAGCAGGCGCTAGACAACGCAGGCGGTGTGGAATACCTGACCGAGCGGGCGCAAGACCCGAGGACGGCTGGCGCGTTTTTGACGCTGGTCGGCAAGGTGCTGCCGATGACGGTTCAGGGGCCTGGGCCTGATGGCTCGCATGTGTTCCAGAAGATCGTGGTTGAAGTGGTCAAGGCCGAGAAGTGACCGAACTGCGGATAAAGGTGCCTGAAGCCTTCCTGCCGCTGGAAGGCCCGCACCGCTACATCGGTGCTCACGGCGGACGGGGCTCGGGCAAGTCGCAGTATTTCGGCGACCGCTGGCTGAGAGAGAACATCGCCGAGCGGCTGGACTTCGTGTGCTTGCGCGAAACGCTCAAGAGCTTGGAATTCAGCGTCAAGAAACTCCTAGAGGGCAAGATCAGCACGTACAACGCTGGGGCTTATTTCGAGGTTCAAGACCGCCGAATCCTGTCCACCCGTGGCGGGGTGACGATCTTTGAGGGCATGCAGAACCATACGGCCGACTCGATCAAGTCGTTGGAGGGTTTTGACCGTTCGTGGTTCGAGGAAGCGCAGGCGGCCAGCGACAAGAGCCTGACGCTACTGCGGCCGACGATCCGCAAGCCCGGCTCGCAACTGTGGTTCTCATGGAACCCGGATCAGGCAACAGATCCGATTGACGTCCTGTTGCGTGGTGAGGTTCCGCCGCCGGATTCAGCGGTGGCCGAGGTCAACTACATGGACAACCCGTGGCTTCCCGAAGAGCTACGCATTGAGCTGGAGTACGACAAGAAGCGCGACCCGGACAAGTTCGCGCATGTGTGGCTGGGTCAGTACCGCAAGAACTCCGAGGCACGGGTGTTCAAGAACTGGCGCGTTGAAGAGTTCGACATCCAGCCCGAGTGGATATTGCGGCAGGGCGCAGACTGGGGGTTCTCAATTGACCCCAGCGTACTGGTTCAGTGCGCGATTGTCGGCCGCACGCTGTACGTGGCTCATGAGGCGTACCGCGTCGGCTGTGAAGTGGACTTTCTGCCCGACCTGTTCCGCACTGTCCCCGATGCCGAGCGCTGGCCCACCACGGCAGACAGCGCCAGGCCGGAAACGATCAGCTACATGCAGCGGCATGGGTTCCCAAAGATGCTCGCGGCGGTCAAGGGGGCCCGCAGTCTGGAAGAGGGCATTGAATTCCTGCGCTCGTTCGACATCGTGGTGCATCCGCGCTGTGTCCACACGATCCAAGAACTGACCGCGTACAGCTATGACACCGACCCGCTGACCGGGCTGATCCTTCCCAAGCTAAAGGACAAGGACAACCACGTTATCGACTCGCTGCGCTATGCCTGCGAGGGCGCGCGGCGGGCAGCGGCGGCCAAGCAGAAGCCGTACGACTTCACCACCTCGGCAGCCATCGGCGCTGCCATATAAAAGAGGCATTGCGCAAGCTCAAATAATCCGTTACCATCGCGGCCGCAATTCCGCGAGGTGCCAACGTCGAGAGACGCCGCACGATGGCTGATGCCCTGACCGAGGCGCAAACCCTCTACCGTGAGTCAATCGACGCACAGAGAGATCAGCGCCGACAAATCGAGGAAGACCTAGCGTTTTCCGACCCGGCCGACCCGCAGCAGTGGGACTCGGATGAAAAGCGCCGCAGGGAGACTGACCCCGGCGGCGCTCGGCCGTGCCTGGTGTTCGATCAGTGTGGGCAATACGTCAGCAATGTCGCGGGCCAGGTGGAGCAGCAGCCACCCGCGATGCACGCCCTACCTGTAACGGGTGGTGATCGACGGGTGGCTGAACAACTCGACGGCCATTTCCGGCACATCGAACACGCCTCCCGAGCGCAGCAGCACTACGCCCGAGCACTGACCTCTGCGGCCCGCTGTGGCGTTGGCTATCTCGCCGTCCGTCCGGTGTTTGTGGATCGCGCCTTGAAGTGGCAAGAGCCGCGTATTGGCTCCGAGGGCGATCCCCTCCGGGTGGTGCTTGATCCGTGGTCCGTAGAGCTTGACGGCTCCGACGCTACTTTCGGTGGCGTCATCACGCCGATGTCGCTGCGCGAATTCTCGCGGCGCTTCCCGAAGAAAGACCCCGTTTCGTTCGGCGCCGACGATCAAAAGCGCGTGCGTGATGAGCGCGAATTGGTCAACGTGGCCGAGTGGTGGACGACCAAAGACGAGACGGTCAATAAGATCATTTTCCTTGACGGCCGGATGGATGAAATCTGTCTGCCCGAGGATGAGTTTTGGCAGGCACAGCAGCGCGGCCAGGTCTACCAAGTCCGCAGCAACTACGCCGACACCGTGCGCCGCGTCTACTGGCGCCGCATGAGTGGCGCGGACATCCTTGAAACGTGCGAGGCTGACGGCAAAGAAGCGCCGTTCCCGGCCGACTCCATCGGCATCATCCCGGTCTATGGCTATGTCGGCTGGGCTGATGGCCGCATGAGCTATTGCGGCATTTCCCGCCGCGCGATGTCTGCCCAGCGGGCGTACAACTTCCACATGAGCGAGGCGCGTGCGTACATGTCCACCGCGCCCAAGTCGCCGTGGATCGTGCCTCGCCGGGCCATTGAGGGACTTGAGAAGCTGTGGGATCGTGCAAGCGTTGAGCAGCGGGCTTATCTGCCCTACAACGACATTGACGAGACCGGCCAGCCGATCCAAGCTCCGCAGCGATCGCCTAACGCCGTCAACTTGACGAACCATCTGCAAGGCGCAGAGCAGGCGTTGAAGGACATTCAAGCGTCCATCGGCATGTACCAAGCCAACCTTGGTGCGCCGAGCAACGAGACCAGTGGCATTGCCATTGAGCAGCGCAAGCAGCAGGGCGAAGCCTCTACGGCCCATTTCCAAAGCCATCTAGCCGCGTCTGTCGGCCAAGTGGGCGCGCTGTGCTTGCAGATGGTGCAGCGCCTGATGGACACCAAGCGGCAGATGCGCGTGCTGTCGCTGGATGGCGTGTCCTCGTCGGTGACGGTAGACCCTGGCTTGACTGAGCCGCTGCAAGAGTCCGAGCAGGGCCTGACGATCAATCCCAATGTTGGGCGCTATGACGTTCGGATTGTTGTTGGCGCCGCATACTCGACCCAGCGCCAGCAGGCGCAAGAGGCGTTTACGGAGATGATGCGGGCCAATCCTGAGCTTGGCCCTGCCATTGCGCCGCTGTGGGCTCAGGTGCTGGATGTGCCCCATGCGGACAAGCTGGCTCAGGTGCTGGCTGCGATGGCGCCGCCTGCCGTGCAGTCGATCCTGAACCCCGAGAAGCAAGGCCAGCCCACGACCGAGGCCCTGCAACAACGCGTCGAGCAACTGACGCAGGCGCTGCAAGAGGCCATCCAGCACGCCCAAGAGGCGCAACAGGAAGCGCAGGAGGCCAACGCGGCTTTGCAGCAGCAGCACGCAGACGCAGAGGCGAAGGAGGCGGAGACATACATCAAGGCTTACGACTCGATCACCAAGCGCATTCAGGTTATGGGCACGGCTTTGACGCCCGAGCAGGTGGTCGCGATTGCCACGCAGGCCGCGCAACAGGCGTTGATGCAGCCGCCTATCGAGCCCGAACAGCCCGAGGCTACTGAGCCCGAGCATTACGAAATGCAGCAATTCCCGGCTGCGATGGATTCCCCTAACGCCGAGATGGCGGCGGAGATGATGCATGACGACATTGGCGCAGGGTTCTAGCGCGACCATCAGCGTGGGCGACGGCGGCACCGTCGCCATCACCACGAACGGCGGGCAGGGCTCGGCAGTCATCACGCCGACCGTTGGCGCTGTGCAGACGATCAGCCTGGGCCCGTGGCCTGAGCGGCGCACGCTGGGGCCGTTTTCCGAGGGCGCATCGGTTGCGCTGACGAACAGCACCTGCGGCAGCTTTGACTATGACTATGGCGGGCAGGGCTTGCCGCCCGCCGTGCAAGCCCTGGTGTCAAGGGCTGGGATTCAGTCCGGCATCGCCTCGTCGTCTGTGGCACTGCTCGGCGCCTGGGGCCAGATGCCCGACGGCAAGTACCTCACGTCCGACTTCTTCCCCGGTGCCGGGCGCGGCCGGACCAGCTTGGCCCTCTACAGCGGCGATTTGGCCGCCGGCTACAACGTGGCGAACGTCCAGTCCCTGACGGCGACCCGCGCGGCCGACGCTGGCGTGCTCAAGACGGCGGCTGGCGTCAATCTCAACACCTCGGGCGCATACATCTACTGCGCCTGGCCGGCGAGCAATGGCGACATCTTTTTCGTCGCGGTGGAGGGCGGCAACTTCTACCACCTCTATCGCTGCAAGGCGGGCACCTACACCGTGGGGGCCGATGTCGGCGTGACGGACGGCAAAGCGGTCCTGAGTCTCGGCATGATCAGCAGCACGCAGACCGATCAGTGCCGCATCCTGACGCAGCGCAGTTTTTGCGAGGCCAAGGTAAACGGCGCCACGCACTACTTCATCGGCGACTACAACGTGTCAACTGGCCGGGTAAATGGCGGCGCAAAGGATGTTGTGCGCGTCTACCGCAGCACAGACGGCGGCACAACCTGGGCGACCTTCCTCGAATGGAACACGGACGGCACGCACCAAGTTGATCACGTTCACGCGATCAAGCAAGACCCTTACACCGGCTGGATCTACATCATCACCGGCGATA